AATTAGTTATTCTGCAGTTGTTTGAGACTAAATAGATATATGAAGTTCTCGCAGTTATATGATTTAATAATGGAGTTTGAGACTAAATAGATATATGAAGTTCTCGCAGTTATATGATTTAATAATGGAAACGGTTCAAACAAAGAGGTCGCAAAGGTCTGAACATAATAATGATGTGTTGCTTCCTGTCGACATAAAAAAATTTGACGCTGCTTGGAGTAAAGATGTTGGTTTCTATATTGCATTTGGAAAAGGCGGTATTGCAGATCGTAGAGAGAAATTTGAGAAATTCTATAAAGGATTAGAATCTTCAGGAGGAACATTAGAATCGCCAGAAGTATCCGTGAATGATTCTGGCAAGGTTATGTTTATCAATGGAAGGCATAGATTTGCAGTATTGAGAGATAAAGGAATAAGTCCTATATATGTCTCATTCACAAAGGATTCTGTTGACAATGCTAAACGGTTTGGATATATTCTCAGTGGCTTTATGTAGTCACTAATCGTAATAGACCAGTTGAAAGGTTCTAGAAAAGAGTTTGAATTGGACTATCCGTTGACGGGTGTTACATATCCTACGGACTACGGCAGTAATCCTGATTACCTAGGACAAGATGAATCTGACTTGGATTTCTTTCAGGGAACATGAGATAGATACAGTGAGATGGATGTGTGGCGTCCTGATGTGGAAGGGGAGATAGAGACTAAAGTGCTGTATGGCGTTACATCGAAGGAGGAGGAGGAGATACTGGATGCGTTTGCTCCTGTTGTGCGTGATCATCGTCATCATTCAGACTTAAAGAAGTTAATAGCAGCGTTGTCACGTTTCAAGAAGTCTAATATTAAACATTGACATTTAATATGCATTGTAGTATTATGTTCAAATGATAACTGAAAACGCATTAAGCGCAGATGAACTTTCCAAAGAACTTTCCAAAGTAAATGCTGAATTGGAGAAAATCAAGAAACAAAAACGTCCTTTCGAGTTTGGGAATGCGGTAATAGAGTCACAGTTAAAGAGAATCCAAGAGCTAGAGGATAAGCTACATGGTTGGTTTGTGGAGAAGGAAAACCTCACTAACGAGAAGGAACGTCTAAAGCAAGATTTGAAAACATTGCTAACCTTACACCCTGATATTAATTATGAATTTTAATCCTCCTTGCAGTCCTGAATACTATATTAAACTCCTTGAGGATAAGCAAGCATATTGTAAATCTTTGGAATTATTGCTAAAAGAAGAACAAGACAATCACTTTCAAACAAAGGTTCTTTTAATGGCTGAAAGAAGTCCTACTTTCAAAGCTAATCTTCTTAATCCTCTGAAGAGAAAGAATTGGGAATTTCTTGGGGTTAAATTTAAGGATTGACAAAATGTTTATATAGTGTATTATTCGCTATATGAATACGTCATATACTTTAATTGCATATAAACCGAACTCTGCTGATCATTGGGGAGGAAGGTGTGAGGGTAGGTGGGATAGTAATTGTATTGTTCGTGCGAATCTTACTTGGGAGAAACTGAAAAGAGAATGGGCAGAGATTAAATCAATACCCCCTTGATACTAGAGAAGAGGGATATAGCATTTCAGTATATCTAAACATTGATGGAAGAAGTGAACAACTATTGGGTTGGATGAATGATATTGATTTTCAGTGCTATGGAGATGAACTATCCGACGATATTACATACTCTGATGAATATATTAAGGCTGCTGAACTAGTAAAAAGCCAAGATGCGATGGATAAAGCTACTATTAAAGAGAAGGCAGAGATCGAGAAAAAGCAATTGGAAGCGAGAATTAAGGCTGCTGAACAGGAACGAATAAGGCAGAAACAGTATGAGGAAGAATCAGAACGGAGACATTATGAGCAACTTAAAGCCAAATTTGAAAACAAATAACATATGAAACCATTAAAAATAAACAACGTAAAGTCCATTGATGTAGACGATTGGAACAAATTCGTATCTGAAACATATGGAAGACCTTATAATTTTCAACAGCAAGATGGTTGTAAAGGTAATCAAACATTATTTAAATTTACTGTTCCCTATGAAGCAAATGAATATGATAATGACACATTACCTGAAGAAGTCAATCATGAAGAAATGGGTGTTAGTTTCTCTGCTTGGCTTAAACGCGATCCGAAAACTCCTCTTAAAGGAGAAGAAGATTGTCCAGATTATTGTATAGAAATGTGGTGGGAAAGAAACTTCTATCCTGATGTTCAAATGATTGCTAATGATTTACATAGCAGAGGTTCACTTGAAGCGGGGGAATATATTATAGATATATGGTGGTAATTATGAAAAATAATAAATCAGAATATAAAACATATTATGGAGGAACGCTAAATTTCAATGATGCTGTTAAATGTTCTACTCTTTCTATAATGACAGGAAAGGATGTTATTGGAAGATTGGTTCAAGTGAGAAAGAATTGTGGTTCATTTAAGACTGATGTATTCTTTATTAGACTACCTGATGAAACATTACAAACGTTTGAGAATGAACATATTGTAAAAATAGAAGATGATATTCCTAATGGGCCAGATTCTATTACAGCAGAATATACTATCAAAGGTAAATATCCTAAAGTTGGATTTATAGTAGATGAATCTGAATGGGATGTTAAAGAATCTAGTTTTTCGATGATGGTATCTGACAAAGGTATTAAGTTAGTATTGTAATGAATAATCTCTTGCTTGGTATATGTATTAAAACTAATACCAAGCCTCGTAACCATTTGCATGTCTAATATGTGTGCATTTTCCTTCGTCGTTATATTCCACCCAATATTCATTTAAATTCGTGGCATCTCTTAGATTTTTATAGTGTATTATCTTTTCATCTTTGTTAAATTCTCTTAAAATATAACCATTAGATAATTCCAATTTTGCTTTACCGTTATCATGATATTCCCTAAGATATTCATGCACAGTATTATGGTTTTTCCAGTATAATAGTTTGCCTTCCTTGTTTAAGATATGAGTATGTTTTTCCGTTTCTATATGTTCTTTATTGTTGAGAATATATTTAGAATAACTTTTTTTGCATATTGTTTTATTGCCGTTATCATCATAATTTATAACACTTACTTCGCGTATGAGAGTTCTTTCGGGGTAAATTTCATCAAATGCGCTTACGTCCACTTTAGGTGATTCTTCTACTGTATTTTCCATCATATTATTATATCATCGAAAAACAAAAAATCAATTTTATGTGTTAAATCCGATAAACCTATTTTATGCGATAAAACTAATAATACATTACTTTGAAAGGAACATTCTCTGCACGTTTATCACTTATTTGATCTCTGACCCATTCTATTTGATCGTTGACATACCAAAGAGCTACTTCTACGAAAAGAGGATTCTTAGTTTTTCCTAATATAGCATCTTTGGGAAACTTACTAGCTTCATCAGCGTAAGTATAAGCTCTTAATATAATATCATCATCAACGTTTGTATGCACCATTACCTCTGCTGTTTCGTCTCCTCCTTCATCAGTAACTAAACGAACAGAATGCTCTTCGATTCCAGTAGGTTTAATCTGTTCTAATATTGAATTGGCTAGGTTATCGAATTTCATATTGGTATTTGAAGTTTAACATACTTATGATATAATGCAACGATGAACAAAGAAAACAATTTAATAGCTGGTAAAACCCCATTAGAAATTGCAACACTCTTTCACGATACGTATGAAAGACTTGCTCCCTCTTTTGGATATGAGACAAGACCTGATACCAAAGAATTTGATCCTACTACTAACAATGGTAAATTGATGATGGCATCCTGTTCAGAAGTTGTTTCCAAGTTATTAGAGGATAATAAGATTACTGATTTTAGAGGGTTCAATCAATTAGAAAGGGTTGGAAGGTATGAATCGCAAGAGAAGATATTGGAAGATATTAGAGAGGAGAGGAAGAGGCAGGATGCAAAGTGGGGTGTTCAGGATCATGACAATATTACTTGGTCTGCTATTCTCTCTGAAGAATGTGGAGAATTTGCACAAGCAGCATTACATGAAAAGTTTGGAGGGGAAGCAGCAGAAGGATTGAGAGAAGAATTGATTCAAGTTGCTGCTGTTGCGACTCAAATAGTGGAGTGTTTTGACAGAGCAAAAGCGAAAAACGACGACAAATCTTGTTTAACCATTACTTCATCTACGACTGGTTCTTGTGGTGCTTGGCCTTTACAATAATATAATATGATAACGGAAAACGACAATGCACCTGAACAACCATTGGAAGATACTCCTGATATGATAGATATGCTTACGGAGAATGAATTGAGAGATTCTTTGAGGCAAGCTTTGGCTGAATTAGATCATCTTCATTCTTATGTTGGGAATGAAATGATTAAGAGTGATTTTCAAACAGCAGGGGATATGAGAATGGCATTGAATGAAATGACAGAATCTCAGAAAAGATGTTTTGCACAATGGACACTGGAAGCACAGAATGTTGACGAACTCGAAAATGAAAACAGGGAATTAAAAAACGAATTGTATATATTAAGAGATTCTTTCAATGAAAAACAAGAAATGAAACCATGAAAATTAAATTTCCTCGTAATTGCGGTAAAGGTTTAGTAGATGATGGTAAAGAGTTACAATCGGAAGATGCTGTATGTCCTAATTGTGGATCGTCCTCTTATTATGAAACGGTGTCTGTGGATGAGTGCAGAGAATGTGGATTATTGTGTGACTATTGGGGAAATGGCAGCAATAAAGTATATGATGATATGATGGAACAGCAGAAATCTGTTCAATACGATTGGGAACAATTATGAAAGCTGAAGCAATATTTAATCACAAGGGAGAACCTACTATAACAGTATATCCAGAGACAGAAGAAGAGAAATCTATATTATCTACAATGTTAGGTAAAGCCAAAGGGGAGGATGGGAATCACGCATTAGTTATGGGATGTTTCAAAGTGGATGATGATTTAGAGTCTTGCACATTCACGACTAATCCATTAGGGCATCCAACAACATTCAGGTATAGAATTTAAGTTATGTTTTCTGTGGGTTGAAACATTAACAGTTTTATAATAGCTTCTTGAGTTTTAATTTGTTTATTCTTAACTTCTTCTAATTCAGCCACATAACCATTCTTCATTTTCTCCAACTCTTGTTTATGTTCCTCTCTTAAATTGTATAGCTCTTGTTTATGTTCCTCTCTTGACTTATATAACTCTTCTTTGTGTTCTTCTCTCAAGGATTTAATAGTGTCCAAGTGTTTATCTATTTCTAAAGTTAAAGCGGAATTAGAATTGAATAACGCATCAAACTTTAAACTTTTTATAGCATCTAACTCTTTAAATTCTGCCAATCTATTTTCATAATTTGCTATACGCGAGTTGACTTCTGCTACTAATTGAGAGTGGGTATGTTCCTCGTCTCCAAGACCTAAATGATTTCTGATGGTGTTGAAAAGAAGTATTCGTGCTTCTCTTTCACTTCTTAATTCTGCAATAGCGTAAGCAAGGTCTTGTTTTATTCCCATGTTACTATTTAATATAATAGACTGTTTAAAATTGACATTGCAAGAATTAATGGTAATATAGGATGTGAACTTTTCTACTATATTTATATTCTTTTTAGTGGCTATGACAGGAGTATTAGGTGCAATGGCTCAAATTAAATCGTCACAGGGCCACAGTGCTATTTGGCCATTTTTAGTTGGAATGATTTCTGTATCTTTGTGGGCAAATATTACCAAGATGCCTATGGTTCCTTGGGTTGCAGCTTTGGTGTATGATGTTGTTTACAGTTTAAGTTGGATGATAGCTTTATATTTTCTAGGCACTACTCCAACATGGACACAATTAATAGGGGGAATTTTAGCGATAACAGGGATAATAATAGCAGCTAAATGATAAACGAAAAACTATTAAATAAACTACAAGACATTATAAAGGCACTTCAATATGTCGTCCTTGCTGATAAAGACAGAACTCAAGGAGAATGGAGATATTCATATGAAGAGGATGAGATACTTGCTGAGATAATTCAATATCCTTCTGTGAATCCTGATCCTAAAGTGGCTTATGAACGTATTGCATGGGCTTATAAAGGTGTGGATGCGTCTTATATATCTTTGGTTAGTAAGATGAGTGGTAAAAGTGCAAAGGCTTTAATTCTTACTATAGAAACACTTATAAAGATAGTGAATTATAATGCTCTTTCGATTAATTTAACGAATTATGAAACGGCTGTGGTATCTTATGCAGAAGCTAATAAAACGTTAAAAGAGATAGCGGAGTATTGGAGTGTTGACAATAAATAAAAACTGTTTAAATACTCACATGGAAAAATACACAACAGATTTTAACAACACTGATATTGATAGCGGTTTACTAAATAAAATCATTTCGAGTAATGATGAAATACCAGAAACCAAACATGAAGATGTGACAGAACAATATTCGAAAAAAGCTTATATATTACCATACAAAACCCCTATAATTTTATATAAATCTAAAGTATATGAAGCACGTAAAACAGTTTTCACCTCTAAAAAAGAACTTGAAAAATATTTAAAATCTGAAAGGGGGATACTAGTTTTAGAAATATTTGAAAGGGATGGTAAATATATGCTTAGGCATTTCGTAAGTGGAGAAGACAACCTGAAAATATCTCTTATAGGACATTTAAAAATGAAAATCATGTATAAAATTAAAAGTTTTATTCGTTCATTTAAAAGTTAATTTTTGACAAAAAAGAGAGTTTGCAAAATGGATGAAAACCTATCTGAAACAGAAAAATTAATCATTTTCAGAAGTGCCAAGCTTGTTTTCATTGCGCTTGCAACCTATTTTTTATTAAGAAATTTCCCCCACAGTGATCTTCCTGTTTTTCAACTCTCTCTTGTGA